AGGCGGTACACGTATCGCCGAAATCAGTCTGCAAGGGCTCAGCTACTCCGCACGGCTGAACGATGTCGGGACACTGTCGGGAACCTTGCAACTCCCGGCCCCGACTAGTGCAGCGAACCGCACGCAAGCGGCCGTTCTAAACGATGCAGTAGACGAAGCACGTCGCTCGCTCATCGTTGAGCGCGACGGCGTGATCGTATGGGCCGGAGTCGTGTGGCTCAGTCCATACGAGGACACAAATCAGACGCGCAGCGTCCAAGCCGCTGAACTGTGGTCCTACTTCCGGAAGCGTGTTGTCGATTACTCGCAGACGTTCGCCGCTACCGACCAACTCGCGATCGCTCAGAGTCTCATCACAAAGGCTCAGGCGTCGTCTGGCGGGAACATCGGCGTCACTGTCGGAGCCGAAACGTCGGGCATAGTTCGTGACCGAATCTACAACCGGTACGAACTGAAGCCCGTCGGCGAAGCCGTTGAGCAGCTTGCCGAGGTTCAGAACGGTTTCGACTTCGCTATTGACCCGGCATGGATCTCGGGCGCACTCGTCGCGACATTGCGCCTCTCGTATCCGCGACGCGGCCGCAACTATCGCGAGACCGGTCACGTCTTTGAACTCGGTCGAAACATGATCAAGTTTGAATGGCCCTCAGATGGGACACGAGCAGCTAACAAAGTCTGGGCGACGGGCAATGGCGAAGGCGACGCGATGCTCATCACTTCGGCGTCGGATGCTTCACAGCTCGCGCCGGTTAGTTCTGGCGGCGCCGGATATCCGCTACTCGAAACCGTCTTCGCAAACAAAGACGTGTCGGTTCAGTCAACGCTCGACGCTGCCGCGCAGGGCAGACTCGCGACCACGGCGACGCCGGTCGTATTGCCAAAGATCACAGTACGCGCCGACGTAGATCCGATTCTCGGTTCGTACATCACGGGCGACGCTGCCCGCATCATCATTCCGCCGAACGTGTCGCCGCGTTTCCCGAATGGCTTAGACACCTACCGCCGAATAGTCGGATGGGATGTCTCCGTATCCGACGAAGGCGCCGAAGAAATCGCACTGATTCTAGGAGACGAGCCAAATGCCTGACGTAGCGCTACCGCTTGACTTGGGAAGCACGATCGCCGAACTAGAGCGACGTATTCGCATACTTGAAACCGCGCCGCGCGCAAATGACACGACGCTTCCGTGGGTAGTTGACACTATTGACGCCACGTTCACTACGTCATCGCTTACCGCCGTTGACTCGTCGCCTCCTAACCCTGTCGTGACTATGACAGTCGGACAGACCGGCCGAGTCCTAGTTACCGCTAGCGCGTACATCGGACTAAATAACGCCAACATGACCGGGTTCGCATATCTCTACATTGACGGAATCGCGATATCGGAAATCATCGGTCTTTCAAACTTCGCCTCGGCAATTGCGGCGAATGTTTCAAGCACTCGGGTCATCTCAGTGACTCCCGGCGAGCACACGTTCGTCCTCAAGTATTTAGTCAGTAGCGGGACGGGCAACTTCTCCAGCCGTTCTCTAATTGTCCAGCCGTTCTAGGAGTTGCAATGACTGACGAAACAGACGAGGAACTCCTAGCCATTCCCGACCCGAACGACTCCGGCCGCATGGTCGGCGAGGTACTTGAGGACGAAGATGGCGACCGCTGAGGAAGCAGTCGCCGCCGCCCGCTCCTATCTCGGCGAAGGTCCCGACCGTTTCTGCGCGTGGTATCCGGCGCCGATCGGTACTGCATGGTGCGCGATCTTCCAGAGCTACGTCTTGACGCAAGTCGGCATCCCGACTCACTTCGCTTGGGTCTCCGGCGGCTTCGATCGGTACCGCTCAGAGGGTCGCACGTTCGCACCGCACGAAGCGCAAGCTGGCGACCTTGTCGCCTTCGATTACGACAACGGCGGACCGCGCGCCTACGACCACGTAGCGATCGTGGAAAGCGTCAACGCTGACGGGATCATCGCCATTAACGGCAACTGGCAGAACCGAGTCCAGCGCGTACTTCACCGCTGGGACCGCTCAGGCTTCGCCGGTGGCATCGCAGAGATCGCCCGCCCCGATTACACAACTCCCGCGCCACCACCGGCGCCTGCCCTGAAAGGTTCGCACGACATGATCTCACTCCTCACAATGCCAGACGGTCGCGGCGTTGAGTTTCGCGCCTTCTGGGGAACCGTGTTCCACCGCTGGCAGAAGACAGTCGGCGGATCGTGGACCGAGTGGGCGCTCGTCAACGCGGCAAAGCCGCCGTCGATCGTTGACTCAGTCTCTGCCCGTGTCGCCGCTGGCGGCGCGCTTGAGCTCCTCGCGTGGAACTCTGCCGACGGGACCACGTTCAGATCGTGGCAACCGACGAAGGGCTCCACCTGGTCGGGATGGTCTGGCGCATGAACGCCGAGCCGATCCTCGCCGCGGCTGTCGCCGGTATCTTCGCCTTCGCTGGCATCGTGTGGCAGTCCCGCAAGACGCGCAGGATCAACACACGCGAGCACGACTTCAACGCGACGAAGCTGGACCGGATCGAAGGCAGCGTCGAGCGTGTCGCCACAAAGGTCGACAATCTCAGCGTTCGCCAAGACCGCCACGAGGATCTTCATCATCGCGGCAAACGCAAGTGGTAGCTAGTTCCTAACCCTCAAGCATCGGCGGGCGAATGACTGAAGCGCGGACGCACCTCCTGATCCCTGATTGCCAAGTTCAGGCAGGGCCGGAATACATAACGGATCATCTCGGATGGATTGGCCAGTATTGGCTAGATCACCGCTCTGAGATTGACGCAACGATCTGCATCGGCGACTTCGCCGATATGTCGTCGCTCTCCAGTTACGACCGTGGCAAGAAATCGGCAGAAGGTCGGCGAATCGTCGCCGACTTTGAGGCGACACGCGCGGCGATGGCGACACTCCTCGCACCGATCACCAAATACAACGCGAAGCGGCGCCGACATCACGACCCGATCTATCGGCCGGAGATGCATCTAACGCTCGGCAATCACGAGCACCGGATCGACAAGGCGACAGAGGATCGCGCCGACCTTGACGGCGTGATCTCTACCCGAGACCTCGGCTACGAAGAGGCAGGCTGGACAGTCCACCCGTTCCTCGACGTGCTTCAACTCGACGGCCTCAACTACGCGCACTACTTCTACAACCACGGCAACGGGCGCGCGATCTCCGGAAACATTGAGACTCGCCTTCGCGCCATCGGCGCATCGTTCGTGCAAGGTCATCAGCAGCAACTCGCGTGGGGTATGCGCTACGTCATGGGCCGCCCGCAGATGGGGCTCGTCGCTGGAGCGTGCTATCTCGGCCGCTCGCCCGCTGAGTATCGCGGCCCACAGGCGGAGGAGTGGCGCGGAATCGTCATGCTCCGGAACGTGGCGGACGGCGGGTACGACTTGGAAACAGTCAGCCTCTCGACTCTTTGCGAACGCTACGAAGGGCGCTCGCTCGCCAAGTTCACACAGAAACTCTACTGATCGCAGGAGATCAACCCGTGGGCAAGAAGAACCGCATAGACCCGAATATCGCGCAGTGGGATTCCATCACCGCCGACGCTCACGCGCTTGTCTACGGCGACAGGGGAGCGCTCTACGATCATCCGGCGATCGACTACTCCCGAACCGTTGACCTATTCAACGCAATGGTCGACGGCGCCGATCTCTCGCCCGCTGAGGGCGTTCTCTTCATGCTCTGCGTCAAGCTCTCGCGTCTCGGTCACGGCATCGGCCACGACTTCCCGCCGGAGATGCTCAGAGATTCAATCGTGGATCTCGCCGGATATGCGGAGTGCCTCTACGGCGTAATGACCTACGTTCCCGCCGACATTGACGACGAGCTGGACGACGAAGAGGACGAAGACGAATGAGCGAAGCGGCGTGGGGCTGGAGCCTGTTCGCCGCTGAGTCGCTCGGACTCCTCGCCTCGCTGACTTTCATCGGCAAGCTCCGCCTCTGGTGGGGCTGGCTGATCCTCGCCGGAATGATCTCGGCGCCCTGGCTGGCCTACGGGCTGGCAACTAACCGAACCGGATTCGTCGCCCTGGCGACCCTCGGCCTCGGCGTGAACCTGACCAACGCCTACCGCTGGAGGCAATCCGTTGACGATTACTGAAGTCCGTCCCGACGTGATCGAGATCCCGACCTACGAAGACGACGACCTAGACGAGGACGACCTCGACTACGTCGACCCTTCCGCCCTGCCCGACCATCCCGAATGGGGACTTTAAAATGCTGAACATTGACTTCTGGAAGAACGCCGCCGAACGCGCCGCCAAGACAGCCGCGCAATCGGTCCTACTCGCCATCGGAGCGGCGCAAGGTTTCGACCTCTTCGCCCTTGACTGGCGGAACATCGTCGGAGCTGCGATCGGCGGAGCCGTTCTATCGCTCCTGACCTCGATCGTCTCGTCGCCGCTCGGAGCGGTCCACGGATCGCCGTCACTCGTGGCGCCGATCGTCGGACCGATCACGCCTCCCGTCTGAGGCAAGTTCTCCGGCTCAACCACCGCCGCTCCTGCGCGGCGGAATGGCGCACAGCGCCCACAACCGAGCCGGTCGCGAGAGCGCCGCGCCTCCCTTGAATGGGATAGGCGCGGCGCTTTTTG